CAGGAATGAACTTCGCGATCTTCGGATTCACACCCATGTCCTGCAGAGCAGCAGCAATCTCCTGCTCACGAGACATAGAGAAGTAATCCTCCAACTGCGAGTCGCGCTCCTTCAGAGCCTTCGACAACTCGGTAACCTGCTTACGCAGTTTCTTAACAAGATCCGTACCGTTAACTTCATCGGTATCGAAATCGAAATCATCTTCATCGTACTGGGCCATAGCAACTCCCTTTTAGTAGTGACCCTTACAGGTTGCGCCAACCGCACCATGCACAAGGGGCTATGCATGCTGGATGTCAACGACTATCGGTCTAACTACACTCACCAGGGCCGACAGATCTGGTTGAGGAGTGGATCCCCAGGGCTTGCACCTGGGAGCCTGCTAGTGACCCGTAAAACTAAACGTCCTGCCTGCGAGACAGAGACGACTTATCTAGAGCGCCCTGGCCGCCGAACGCTGCGCGTTCCTTCGAAGCAAACTTGCGTCGCTTCTTGCCAGCCTCGACACCGCCAGTGAGAGACAACGTCTCCTTCACCATGTCCTTGAAATCGAGAGGCTCACCGTAAAGTGAGCCGAGACGCTTAACGTTTTCGTTCTCTGCGCCCGCCTGAGCAAATGCCTGCTCTGCGTACTGGCCCTTGCCCTGCTGAACGATCTCCTCAGATAGTGCCTGACCAGCCTCCATGCCCTGCCGTGCGGCAGCGCCACCAACCTGAGCGACAGCGTACTGACGCTGCAGTTCCTCACGGGAGTTAAGGCCATATTGGCCCTGTGTTTGGCGAGCCTCAAGGATCGGCATAGCACGGGTGGGGTCAAGCAGGTACGAAACGAGATCACCCTGCGATAGGTTGTAGTACTGCTGCAACGTGTTCAGCGTTGCGTTGTCTGCTTCACGCAGAGCACTCTTAGCCGTATCTACGCGGGACTGCAGTTCCGCCGCTGACACGCTGTTACCAATCAGGTTAGCGAAATCATCCACGTTGTCGTAGTAGCCAGCAGGCATTTCGTTATCAGCAAAGATCGTGCGGTATGTGCGCTCAAGGGCGATGTACTCGGCTGGGGTAAGAAGGCGGTCACCTGGGCGACCCTGGCCACCAGCCATACGCTGGCGGATAGCCTCGTTACCCTTGAACCGCTGCTTGTAAGCCTCGGAAGTATTGATCGCCACCTGGATCTGAGAAGCCGTAGGCTTCACGTTCGTTGCATAGACAGCATCAATAGTGGACACAAGGCTGTTAATGAAGTTCTCGTCCAAGCCAGCGGCGCGAAAGATCTCTTTTACGTCATCGCCAGCGGAAGTTTCCGTACGGCGAAGAGGCTCATTCTCGGAAGTAGTTCCGTCCGACCATATGTTCATGGTCCTGACTACGCCGTTGTAGTCGTAAACTTCCTTAGTTCCGACCAGAGTCTTACCTGCGGTGTCTCCCCCGCCTGCACCTGCACCGCCACCTACGCCTTGGGCAGCAGCGGACGGAAGATTGCGCTGGATAGTCTCAGCGATAGCGGCGTTGCTGAAGAACGGGTTAGTGACATTGGGGTTTCGCGGCTCTTGCTTCGGCAGATTCTTAGAAATGGCCGCAGCGATAGCGGTATTGTCCAACATGATCGACATAGTTAGCCCCTAGAATCCAAAGTCCTTGAGAATCTGAGCAGCAATATCAGTCTTCTCCCTCTTAGCGGTTTCCGTATACTGGAACCGATCATCACGGCGGGCCTCAAGTTCAGCATCGTAAAGACTCATCGGCTTGAAGTTGCCCTGAGCATCCACGTTATTGAGAACCTTCTTGACCAGATTGTCGTTAAGATCAATCATCGTCTCGTCATAGCCGAGAGTATCGGCGATAGTCTTCAGGTAAGGATTAACCGCATCCTTCAGCGTGATGCCGCGCTGCAACTGCTGAGCAAACCCAGGGAACTTAGACATCGCCATGCTGATAAGTTCATCATCAACATCCTCCTGCTGGAGAGTGCCATCGATAAGACCCTTAGTGCTGGCCTCAAACCAACTCGTGAAAGCCTTGTTGCTCATCGACGAATCAAGACCATAGTCGTTAGCCATCTTGTACAGGCTAGTAGCGGTCTGCTCCGCAGCGCCGCTCAGATCGTAGAACTCGAAGTCCCCGACCTTACGAGTCTTCGTGAAGTCGATAGCAGAGGTAATCTGGTCCTTCAGCCACGTGTCATCGTAGATCTGCATGTTGCCGTCAGCATCAGTACCCGACGCATACATCAACTTCTCCGCCATAGCGAGAGCAGTCTCGTTGTCGATCTCTGCACCAGACGCAGCGTACTGCTCCTGAATGCGCGTAGCCTTAGCCCGCTTCAACCCCTCAAACACCTCAGGCTTCGCAGCCCGATCCCTCTCGGTTGTCAGGTAAGAAGTGAGGTGAGTCCGAAACCAGTTAGTTTCCTGGATCTTCTGAATGATGTCGCGCTCAGTGTACTCAGTCTTATTGACGCGCATGTCGTTGAGAAGATTAGTAAGAACAGTGCTCAACTCTTCGTTACTCTTCAACGTTGCAGCAGCAATACCAAAGTCGCGGGCAAGGTTATTGAGATTTAACTTGTCAGTCTTATACAGGTCTTTCTTAGCCATTAAAGATTACCTGCCATCTGGTCAAGAGAGTCGGGACTGGAGATGGCCTTATCCAGTGCGTCCATGAAAGTAATTCCCGCATAGCGCTCGCCAAAGCCTTCCTGGCTTTGCGCGTACTGTCGAGCGAAACGGGTAGGGTCAAAGCCGCCATCAGTCACAGACTGAGTGGTGGAGTTACGGCCAGCAGTCACACCCTTAGTCACCGTCTTGGACGGTGCCTGCATCTGAGCAGCGTTAAGGGCCTTCTTGAATGCGGCGATTTCCTTATCGTCAGCAGTGCGGCCAAGTTCCTGCTGGTACATCTGATCGAGAGTAGCGGCAGCCTGCGACTCACTGGACAATGCTACGCTAGTAGAAGTAGTGGAGTACGGGCCATTCCTTGAACCAGAGCCACTCGCATCGCCAATGTTCTGCTCAGCACGGGCAGTGATGAAGTTTGCGACAGGGACGTTAGGGTTGAACGATGCGCCCTTCAGGGCGGCAGACCAGGACGAGTACCCTGCCTGCTTCAACGTCTTCTTCAAGACATCCCCCTGCTTCGGGAAAGTAGCATTCAGCCACTCGTCATATTCCCCCCACTTAACACCAGCGGGAACATCTTCACCGAACATGCCCTGGGTGATTGGAGAATCAGGTCCAACAATCTCGGGTCCACCAGCAGCGTACGGAGTATCCGATCCAGTCTGGTAACTACCCTTCATTGAGTCGTTGATGAGTTTTCCAGTGTTAAACTTGTAACTGTTGGAAGACCCAAAAACAATACCCTGGTCTCTTAGATTGTTTGCAAACGTCGTGAGATCGAATGTGCCCGAATTCGGTATTGGCTTCTCGTTTGGTGTGGCCGTCATCGTCCAGACTCCTTGCTCAGTTGGTCATTTTCGAGATAGCGATCCCAGAAGTCCGCAAACTCGTAAGACGTGTACCTGTAACTGCTTGCCCATGCAGCAAACGCTTCGTTCGCCGTAGCCGAATCCATCTCCCCGTTAGCGACAGCACGTTCGCCGCTAGCCCGCATCTCCATGTATCCCTTGATATCACGCCACAGAGGAGTGTCGCCGTACTTGCTCATGAACTTCTCGTTCTCAAGCGTCTGGTTGATCGCGATGAGATAAGTACTTGTCATGTCCGTGTACTTGTTGTAATCCGCAGCCCACTGGTCGCCGTACTTCTCGGTCATGTAGTCGCCAGTAAAGAAATCCCATGCTGCCTTGAGCGGTGCCGCCGCATTTGAATTAATAGACTTGACGCCCAACTTCTCCAGCGCCTCATCACGCTGGATCTTCACCTTGTTGTATTCGCGCCAAGCCTGCTGCATCTCGATAGAACTCAGCATCTCATCTGGGCTCTTCTTGGCACGGTACGTGTCGTTAGTGCCAGGAACCTCATTCTCCGACAGCCAGCGGTAAACCCCACGATCAAACTCGCCATGAGGGGCAGTGTTCGCGAGAACTCCCACCGCCTCAGGATCGAGACGCGCAAGACTCCGAACAAGTTCCTCATTCTCAGCCAGAATCTTGTACGACCCGAGAGTCGGGTCGATAGCCTTAGCCACGTACTTAGAAGTGGACACCGTGAGCGGAAGATAGTTCTCGCCACTAGCGCCGAAGTTGGCAACAAACTTGTCGATCTTCTGCTGGTAAGTGAGAGTGTTGTCCTTCTTCAGGTTGTTCCACGCATCGATCTGCAACTGGTACTTGCTTACCCGCGCAAGCGGGAACGCAAGAGTCGCAGATGCTAAAGCGCTGAATCGGAAGAAGTTATTTGTCGCCTGCATGATGTCGTCATAGTCAGGCTTGTCATCAGGGTCAGCGCCGTTCTCGTACCATTGAACCATCATGGTCTGAGTCATGCTGCCCATGACGGAGAGGTAGTCGTCGTTGTCCTCACCCTGCCAGCGGATGAATTCCTTGCGCAGAGTGGGTGCGGCAAACGCGTCAATCACGCTAGTCTGCAACTCGCCAAACGGGGCTATCTGCCCGAACACGCTAGCGGGAAGCACATCACGCAGGTATGCCTCGATGTCTGGCCGTGCGGCAAGAACCTTTCCAGCAACCAGCGGGACCAAAGGTCCGAAGCCAGGGATGTACGGGGTCTCGCCAGGGGTAACAACGTTAAATGCGCCCTGGTACACCTTGAAGTCGGTGGCAAATCCGCCAGGGATCTTCTCGGCTATACCCTTGGGCAGCATGATGAAACGATCCTGCGCTCCAGTGAGGAAGGAGTATCCTTCCTTTCCTACCTGCTGCGTCTTGCCATTCTCGTCAACCGTGTACACCATGCCCAGTGAATTGGGGATGTTCCACAGGATGTTGGCGCGGGGCAGGATGGACGGATCATTCATGATCAACTTCGTCCACACCTTGGCGCTGTTCTCCCAAGCAGGGTAGAACGGCATGACCCACTTGAACAGGCGGGCAGGGTTAGACAAGCGCTCAATGGTGTAGAGCGTCTCGTTCGTTGCCCGCATCGCAACGGTGTGAGCGTTCTTGTTGATCTTCTCCAGAAGATCGTCAGTGATATCTGTACCCTGGTTGCGTGCAATCTCAAAGATGCGATTGTATTCGCGCTGCCACACCTCTGCGTAGAACGGCTGGCGGACAAGGGTGCTCTCGGGAAGAGTGCCGATGTACTTGAAGAGGGCGTTTACTGGCCTGTTAATTGTGTCTAGAACGGACTGCTGCCCGCGAACCTCAAGGGCCACCTGGCGTCCATGAATCGGAGACAGTTCGCCCTTCGGGCGAGAAACCTTCTTCATCTTCTTGTTGTAGGCTTCGACAGCCTTCAAGTACCTGTCGTTATCTACGGCACCCGTAGTCTTATCAATGTAATTATTCGAGTTAGGCTTCTTGAACTTATTGTCGTTGGCGCGAAGCGTGCCAAGCATCATCTCAAGGTTAACGGGATCAAGATCCGACTTTGCCGCTGCCGCACGCACCTCTGGGGTGGGAAGGTAACGGTCAACCATTGACTTGATGCTGACGGCTCGACCAGCAACAGTGTTGTTAGTCAACTCCATCGAACGGCGATACCAAGCATTCTCCTTGGCCCGCATCCACTTGACCATCTCCGCTTGGGTCTTGCCCTCAAGGGCAAGTCTAGCAACGGGGTCACTGCGGAACTGGCGTACAGCGCTGGACAGTTCGTCCCAGTATTGGGGCTGGTCTGGTGCAATCAGCGCCCACTGCTTCTGCGCCAGGCGAGAGTTAGACTCAACCATCCAGCGGCTACGTAGGGCGATATCAACCGTAGACTCGTTCGACGCCATGCGTCGGTACATGTTACCGTGATCGCCAGAGAATGCTCCGTCGCTTCCGATGTAGTCACGCTTAGAAAGGTAGGCACGCTGAGTTCCGAGGTCATCCATGCTGGCCTTGATGATCTCGTTACGAGTCTCAAGAGCCAGAATCTCATCCTCATCACTGAGTTCTGCGATCTTAATCTGGTTCTCGTTGTATTCCTTGGCCAGTTCATCCTGGTCGCGGACAATCTTAGTCAACTGTCCCTTGCGAACGCGCTTGCTGGTATTCATCGAGAAGTTCTTAACACCAGTAGGCATGTGACGCAAAGCGGGAATAGTACCGATAGCGGCTGCCGAACGCAGCCAGCCCTCCGCAACGTTACGCTGCGTGTAGCCGAGACGCAGAAGAACAGAAGCCTTCCACAGGGACTGCGCTTCCTCGAAAAGATTCTTGAAAGACTCGCTCGTTGCCCATGCCTCATCGGCACGCGCCCAGTTGTACTGCGGCTTTGCCGCAATCTTCACGGTTTCTTCCATGGCGCGGAAGTCCATCATCGGCATAGACACTTCGAGTTGGCTAATCAGCATCGGATCGCCCGTTGCCAGGGAGCCGTCGGGAAGAACTGCGTAGCCTTGGCTGCGGAACTGCTTAACCACGTCGTCGCGCTGCGTAGCAATACGGCGGTAGATCTCTTTAACCGTCTTAAGATCCTTTACATCATACTGCTTTGCAAGATACTCGATAGAGTTTTGCTCAATGCGCTCCACTGCAGCCATGCGGGCGGTCGGGTCGATGGCGTTGCCAAAAATACGCATCTGCTCATCGACGAAAGCCTTGTCGCGTCCAATGGTCTTGGAATCGGTCAGCGCTGCAAGCGCCTCATCCGACGCCTTGCCCATGTTGGGGCCGCGAAGATCAATGTAACCAGACGCGTGATAGCCGCCAAGCCACGTCCACAAGCGAACGGGACGAACGGCAGAAGATATCTGGTAGACCGTTTCGAATGCTGCGGGACCAGTGCCATACTCGCGCTTAGTGGAAAGGCGTGCCTTCTCGTCAGCCTTCAAACCAGACTTGGCCAAAACCCTTTCGTCAAAGTCTGACTGGATTCCCCTAGCGCCAAGTGGGTTACGGGTCAGCCCGTCCTTGCGCTGAGCGCCAGTGAGGCGCTGAGTCTTGCCTGCACGCCACGCTGCCGCAATCTGCGAAGCCGTGGAGAGTGGACCGAAGTTCGCTACACCAATGTTGGTGAGCATTGCCTGTCCCTCATCGACCACGCCAACAGCCTTAGAAAGTGCAGCGTTGCGGATAATCAGATCGTCAAGGAGGGCGCGAGCATTAAGATCTGGCTCAAGCGTCTTGTCCAATACGGCCTTCGGCCACTCGCCAATTGGACGGGCAAGTTCCTGCTCTTCGTAAAGACTAGACTTCTCGAACTTCTTGAGCGCGTCGTAAGCCGACATGTGGTCTTCGCGCAACTTGGCAATGTAGCGCTGGTTACCTGTGGCGGCAGCAATGAACGTGATCGCGTCAGCCTTGTCATTGATGGTTGCACCAATAGAGGCGAGCAGGTCACGGTTCGGGTTGTTCTCAAACTGCGGCAAGTTACGCAGTGCATTAAAATCGCCACGAGTTACCTCGTCGGCGATACGTCCAATAGTGTTGTCCTTGACGTCCTGGACTTCGCCACGATAGATCTTGATCGCGTCGTCGGCCTCAAAGCCAACTCGCTCGACAGTCTTGTAGTCAGAAATGGTTCGGTTAGTCAGGCCAGCAAAGCCGAACTTCTCCAGGCCCAGGGTCTTAGACCCGACACGGGCAATCTTAATTCCCTTGCCAGCGACAACCAGCGGATCAAGAATGAACTGAACAGCAACGTCAGTCGCGCCGCTAGCCAACTGGCCGAAGCCGCCAGACCTGAACGCCTCAGTGCGCTGCTCCTCATCGGCAACATCAAAGTTAGGGTTCAGTACAGGATTGTCAGAGTCAAGAACCTGGAAGGGGATCTTCGCTGCCTGTAACTGGGGGATCTTAGTCTGATCGGCAAGACGGATCGTGTTAGAGATTGCGGCTTCGCCAGGAGTGACATCGCCAGCAGTCGAGTTCCAGTCAAGCGTCTCGATTCCCATCGGCACGGCAGAGATGCCCCAAGACAGGATGCGGTTAGAGCCAGCGTAGACGCGGTCAGCGGCTGCACCGACAGCACCAGCAGCAGTTCCCAGAGCGCCAAGAACTGGGCGGGTAACGTTCTCGCCAACCGCTTTAGCGACTGGCCCGACAACGGGAATCTTCTGAGTATCGTCAGGGAAGAACACGTCGAATACTGACGAGTAGCCAGTGTTGCGTGCTTCGCTCTGGCCCCAGGCAGTGCCGCCACGGGACAGGGGAACCTGCGGATTTACAGCCACATTTACCCCTTCTGAGTTATTGAAGCCAAGAAATTGTTTCGCTCTTCATCGGATGACCATCGGGTCATTCCGATACCCCACACAACACCAGCAGCATCAACGCCCAGGGCGTCTACTGCGGCTGCGATATCATCTACAAAAGATCCCATTACTGCTGTGACCTCAGGTATCTCACGAAACGAATGAAAGACGGAGGAGTGCCAGGAATGCGAGCAGTCTCCTCAAGCGCTGGCAAGTACGTTGCAAGTTGCATCGCGTCCATGCCCGACTGCTGCTTGATGTCCTCAGACATGCCCAAGGCTTCCATGCCAGGACCAGGCCCCATCGGGGCACCAGCCGTTACAGGCTCATCAGGACGCTCAGTGGGAGCAGACAGCGGAGTTACCTGCGGCATTGGGGGGCGCTCGGACTGAGCCATAGAGGCTCCTGCCTGAATCTCTCCGAATGCTTTCTGCTCACCGTATGCTGCGTTAGCGAGACGCTGCTGGGGTTGCCCTGCCCCGCCGCCATCAGTGCGACGAGACAGAGCCCCAGGACCACTTACGGGTGCAGGACGAGAAGGCTTCTGGTATCCACCTCTAGCCATGCGTTATCCCTCCAGTGCTTGCTTAAGGCGCTTAGCGCCGTAGTAGCGACGAATCGCTTCCAGATATTCAGGATCGTTCTTGCGGGTCTTGACTGCCGCGAGCGACTTGGTCATGCCCTGCTTGTTGATCTGATCGATAACCGACTGGCGTACAGCCGAGCGTCCCTTAATAAACTTGGACTCTCCAGCCTCACCGAACTTCTTCGGGTTCTTGGCTTCTGCCGCTGCCGCCTTATCGGCGCGGGCCTTATTGCGCTGAGCAATGGAGAACATGCCCATGCCAGTGCCAGCCTGGTAGGTTCCCTTAGCGCCAGTAGCCTTGTCGCTCTTCGCGCCAGGAGGCCGACCAACAATCGCTCCGCCCACACCAAGTGCGCCACTCGCGCCAACAACAGAACCAGCGGTAATTTTGAATGCCTTGGTCTTCTTAAACGCATTCCACTTAGCGCGGGCTGCGCGGATACGACCAGGATTGCCACTCTTAAGCGCGGCGTCGTACTCTGCACGTGCTGCCTTTGCCGCCTCTAGACGCTTAGGAGTAATGCTCGTGGGACCAAACTGGTCAGACTTCTTAGTCCCATAAGTAATAACTTCTTCGTCCTGCTTCTTCTTTGCCGACTGCTTCTTCGGCTTAGGTGCTGCAGGAGTTTCGGCAGGCTTCTCGTCCTTAGCCTTAGCAGGCTTCGCTGGCTTAGTCTCTGCGGGCTTTGTCTCAGCAGCGGGCTTGGTAGGCTTCGCAGGCTTTGCTGGCTTAGGCGTTTCCGCCTTCTTGCCATAGTCCAACGGAGTCTTGCCAGTCAACTTATCAAGACCAGCCTGTGCGTCAACATCAGCCTTGTAACGCTTACCAGCCTTATTGAACACCTTGAGTTCATACTGCTCTGGCTTAAGTTTCGCCACATCAGCGGGAGCAGTCCTGCTCTTAAACTTGCTGTCAGCAGGGCGCTGCGGCAAAGGCTCGTCTGCCTTTTCCTTCGCCGAAGACTTCTTGGCAGAAGGAGCCTTGGGCTCCGCAGGCTTCTCGGCCTTCGCGGCCTTACCCTTGCCGCTAGGCTTCTTGCCGTAGTCGAGGGGAGTCTTCCCAGTTAGTTTGTCAAGAGCGTTCTGAGCGGGAACGTCGGCAGCCATTCGCTTGCCGTCCTTCGTGAACACGCGAAGTTCGTAATCCTCAGACGAAAGTCTCGGATCACCCTTCTTCTTAGAACTCTTAAACTTACTATCAGCGGGACGCTTCGGAATCTCATCTGCTGCCGTAGCAGGCTTCCTACCAGTAACGTTAGCAAGCGGAGACTCAGGCTGTGGCTTCCTAGAGAAACGCGCAGGAATCGGATTCTCCTTGCGCCACGCATCGCGGCGCTCAAGCCAAGCATCGTACTTCTTCTGGTATGCCTTATTGCGACGAGGAACGAGAGAAACATTCTTCTCGTACTTAGCCTCTTTGGCCGCAGCCGCTTCAGGAGTAAGTTTATCCAACGATTCTTCGCTAGGCTTTCGCGGAGGACGCGGCTTTGCGGGAGGAGGCTCGGGAAACTTTGAAAGAGCATCTTCGCTACGCTGGGGCTCTACAAGATTTCCACGCGAATCAAGCGGCTTGTCACCACGCGCCTTGAGTGCTGCTTTCTCCGCTTCCTTTGCCGCCTTCTCTTCTGCGACTAACGCCTCTTTCTTAAGACGCTCTTCCTTTAGAGCCTGGTCTTGGCGATATGTAGTCTTATTGTCGCCCTTGTAAACCTTGATACTTCCAGCAGGGCGACCGACATCAGGCATCATAAGTTTCCTGATGTCACTTGCTTCCTTATCGGTGAGCGGCTTAGTGCTACCAGGAGCCTCAGTCTTGTACTGCTTGCCCCTAGGGAACCTTGCTGGCGGAACCGTCTTCTTAGCAGCAGTCGGGGGCCTAAGCGCATCAATCAAACCCTGAACTGTCGCACGCTGCTCGGCTGGGCCGTTCTTGAGCAACTTCTCAAGGCTCGCAATACGCTGACGATTAAGTTTGTCGCGGCTCATCTGCGCTCGGCTTGGAGGCGCTGGTCGGCTTTTCGCCGCAGCCTTAGCCGCATCCGTTGTCGCGGGAGTGAGTTTTGTCGAAGCGGGGAAATCGATCTTCGACACCTCGGGCTCGGCGCCCTTACCCTTAGCGGCCTTGCTCGTTGCCTTAGCGGCCTTGCCAGTGGCTTGAGCCGCCTTGCCAGCCTGCGCTGCGTCAGCAACACCCTTAGCAAGACGAGCAATCCTACCCGTGGGAAGAGCACTTGCAGCAGCCATTCCGATACTACCCGCAGTAGGGTTATCAAGATCAACCCCGACAAGTTCCTTAAATGCCTTCTTGCCACGAGCACTAGGATTCGTGCCCAGGTTGATCTTCAGCGGACCAACGCTGACAACAACGTCGTCTTTGCCGATCGTGCTGCGCCCAGCATTCTTTGCCACGGCTGCCTGACCCATGGCCATCGCCTTACGGCGATCTTCCATGCTTGTGGTCTGGTTCCGCTTAGCGGGATCAATCGTGCCCTTGTATGAAAGAACATCCTTGACGTCCTTCGCAAAACTGCCGAAGGCGTCATTGTTCTTGGTGTCTTTCATGTTAAAGCGCGTAGGACGCTTCTTTGTTGGGCTAGACTTAGATGCCTTTCCCTGTGCTGTAAGCGCCTTAGTGCGTGCGCCCCCTCCAGTACCAGGGGTATAGGTAAACTTCTTGGGGGCCATTCAGGTTCCTTACTTAGCCTTGTTGCTGTTGCCCTTGATGCCCTTGGGGGTGACGCCCTTCATGACGTTTCCGCCACCGACGACCTTGCCACCAGGCTTGCCACCCATGATCGGCTTTCCCACTGGGGCGGTACCCTTCCCACCCTGCTTGCCCATACCCATAATTACATACCCTTCTTGAACGGAACGAACTTCTTCTTGGTCTTAGTCTTAGTCTTGCTCTTGTCTGCCGCACCCATAAGGAAAGCGGGGAGAGGCTTCTTACCCTTAGCCGCAGGGGCCTTCTTGCCCTTAGCGGTAGGCTTTGCGTAGTTCATTGATTCTCCTAAACGGGAACCTGGCGAGACACCTTGCTCGACAGGGTTGGGTTGCCAGCGCCAGTCAGCCCAGCAAGCAACTGCTGCATCGGCGGACGACCCTGCGGGATGATGCCTTCAGGTGCTTGACCAGCGGGTGCCGCTTCGGGAGGCGCACCAGCGCTACCCATCATTTCCTCAAGCCCAGTCGGAGCAGCAGGAGCGGGCTCAGGCTTGGGCTGTTGGAACGCCTTAGCGACGGCATCCTCAATGGGAACACCCTTCTTGCGAGCGTCAATGACCTTAGCCATCTGCTCAATGATCTTGGTCGGGTCTTGACCCTGCGAAGCCATCTGCGGGATAGCGCCAGCGAGAGCAGCCACGCTCGCCTTAAGCGAGTCACGCATCTCTTCCATGTCCACGGCACGCTCTTCCTCAGCCGCATTCATGCTGATCGGAAGGTGACGGCGCACAAACGAACGGGACAGCAACTTGTCACCACGAGCCTGCAGTGCGAACACGAGCGCACGGTTCGGATCGAGACCAGCCATCAGGCCATACTCGACATTCACACCGTACTGGCCCGCAATGTCCGACTGCGGCTTGTACTTCAACTTATAAGGGACACCATTCGAAGCGCCCTGCACCTCACGTGCGGTATCACCGAAGTAAGCCTCGTCCACCATGAGAGCAACAGACACTGCATCGCCAAGAGCCTCACCCAGGACACCCTGAGCAACCTTGACCTGGCCATCGAACGCTGCCTGCAGCGCCTTAACACCCTGGCCAGTGACGATAGAACCGTCAGCCTGACCCGCACGAGACTCAGGGAAACGAGTGCCGAAACGAAGTTCATCCCCGAGAAGGTTGTTTTCCGCAAACGCATACTGCGGGAGGTCCAATGGGACACGGCGGATCTTCTCGGGGGAGTTTGAGCGGATGACCGAGTCAGGTCCAATGGACAACTGGGTAACATCCTGCGGAAGAGCAAGCGGAGCCTCAACGGACTTCTGCGTCGCTTCCATCATTAGCAGTGCGAGGCGAGCCTTAGCCGCATACACTGGTAGCACATCGTCGAACTGCCCGCGTGCCTGATTATCCAGTGACGGTCGCTGTGCAACCACCACAGGAACACGGTCAATCTTATTCGGCACCTTCGCCAGAACGAGATCTTCACGGTCGGGCATGAACATAACGCTGTTGTTAACGTCATACCAGCGCACCACCTCAACGTATGCGGTCGGATCTGTAGATCCAAACGTTCCACGCTTCATGATCTTGTCAGCAAGTTCAGGGAACATAGCCGCCAGGTCACCAGCGCGACGCTTGAACACGTTGCAGTAAACCTGCATCTCACCGAAACGGTCAATGTCGTAGTAGGCAGCCTCGGAAGACTCCACATGAATATGCGGACGGCCACCCTTGAAGTTAGGCTCAATACGGAACGGCACGAAACCGTACGTGATGAACTGATCCGCAGCGCGAATCATGCCATTGCCCAACTTACTGGACGCAATGTAGTAGTTAGCGATCTTCGTCCGCTTATCTGCCTTAGTGCGGGCAGACTCATCAAGCGCGGAATCGCCAGAAGCCGTGATTGTGGGGATGATACCGATCTGCTCGGACAGATCCTTAGCCACAACGTCAATCAGATTAGCGACAATCGGTCGGGACCACATACCCTCAGGGAACAGGCCAGGGAAAACCTGCTCTGCGTGGCCAGCACGAACGAGGGACACTTCACGCATACGCTTATCACGCTCGCTATTGCGCTTACGGATAGCATCAAACTTCTGCGCGTAGTCAGCCACTCGCTCACCTCCTCCTAAATACGGACAAAGCCATGCTGCGAAGCAGCAAGTTCGTCCAGGTTAATCACGTAGCGGGTCTCAATGTCCCGAGCCGACGCGAACTCATTCTTAAGAAACTTAGAAACGCCTGCAGATTGGGCGCAAACCTCGCGGGCCACAATCTCACAGAACCACAACGCCATCACGGCGTCCATCTTCAACTTGCTACCCCGAACACCAGGCTGCCAAGTGATCAACTGCTCGACCATCTTCTTGATATGTTCCGACGTGGAAGAATCAGGAAGTTCGATCAGGTTGTCCTTGGCATGCTTGAGGGACTCTTGGCCCTCACGCTTCGTCTTAGTGCCGAACAGCGGTGCCAGTGACGCCACACCAAACTCGGGATCCTGCTTATTGTTAGACGTATGATGAGGTCGATACGCAATACCCTTAGCGGCAAGGAACGACCTGATCTCCTCATCTTGAGTGAGGAACAACTGGAACGCATTCGACTCCACAATAAC